AAGCTCTTCTTCTTGAATAGTCTTCATAGACTTAATAATCCCGCCATCATACTCTGACTCAGGATTTGGTAGCGCAATCAATATCTTGTAGCCCTTAGGCTCAGGCAGTTGAGTTGCGTTTCGAGACTCTTCAGTCTCTATTGGCTGAGCAGCTTCGCTCATATCTTCTCCTTGCATCGGGATAACGCCCGAAGTCGCTTGCACTAGGAAACGCCTAGAGTCGTTATTGCGCTCTCTCGTATCGAGACTTAGCGTCCAAGATCTCTCGCTCTGCTTGAGCTAGACCCTGTATTATTCCGCAGCACTTAGTGTACTCCGGATAATCTTTACATCCACCACTGCTTATGTGGTCATTGATGTCTTTCATTTGATCGTTAACATTTGACCTTAAATAGTCAAACATGTCTACTTCTTTTGTCATTTATTACCCATAATATCTTTTGCAACTTCAACGCCTAACTTAGCGCCAGAAAGCTGATCTTGTGCAGCTATTCTTGCTGATTCCAGTTCTTCCCTAGAATTTGTTTCGGCTATCTTTGCGCCAAGCTTTGCTGTTTCTAGTCGCTCTTGTTGATCTAGTTTTTCTTTATCAAGCTGAGCCTTGGTCATTGCCTTTTGCATATCAAGCTCTATTTTGGCCATTTCTGACTGTGCCTTTTGCTGAACTTCCTGTTGTTTAATCTGAAGTTCTTGCATTTGCATTTGAACAATAGGGTCTTGCATCTTCTGTTGCGCTTGTTCTGCTTGCTGTTCTTTTGCAGCTTTGCCTGTTATTTGTGCTGCCGCAGGCGCTACTAGTCTAGATATTCTGTATTCAATATCTTCAGGCAAAGATTCATTTGGACTAGGAAGCTCTACACCTAATTCTTTTTCAACTTCTTGCCTGTACTTAAATGCTAAATGCTCTTGAACATGCGCCGACATTTCTGCCATTGCTTTCTTAGCGTTAGGGCTCTTGCCCATAATCTCCATAACCTGAGGGTTCTCAGTTAGGCTCATGTGAGTTTGAATATGAGCTTCGTGATCTTGGTAGATAAACGCTTTAAGCGGCTTGCCGTTAATAATATCCATGTTCTCACTGACTGGATCAGTAGGCTTCATGTCTTTTTCTGTAGGAACAATCTTATCTGCATCCTGAATGCCTAGGATATCCAGCATTTGACGGTGCAATAATGGCATATCATACATTTCAGGCGCTTGAGCAGCTAGTTGTAGTGCCGCTTGGTACTGCATTATCCTTTGAGCCATCGTTCCAGCGTTAGGATCACTGACAGGTATAATGTCTACACGGTCATCGAAGTCCTCGGACACTAAATCGTTGCTATCAGGCAGGTATGGGTACTTTTCTGGGCCAAAATCACGGACAAGACCGCTTAATATACGCAATTCTACCCGCATAGAAGCGTGTAATCGGGCCTGAATCGCGCTCATAACCTTCATTGACCGCTCTAGTATAGCCAATGTTGTCCCAACAGGCGCTTCTGCGTTCATATCCGCTGCTTTTACGTCTCCTGCGGACGCAAATCGCCTGCCTTCTTCTACAATGTCGCCCATTAACTGATATAGAACGTTACTTGGCTCTTTGTACGGCAAATAACTAATGTTATCCCTGATTGCACCGCCCGGAACGTCTACATCCCGGAATTCTCCCGGCATAATTGGCGTATCGTCGCCTTTAATTCTAAGTCCTCTAGACTTAAGACCGCCCGGAAGGTTGGACAGAGTACCTGCGTCTACTAATTGGCGCAGCAAAGAGGTAGCAGACTTGGCTAATCCTCCAATCATGTGGATTAAACCAAATCCATAGAATCCTAGTCCGGGAACGTACTGGTAATGAACAAAATGTTCTCGCTTAATCTTAAGATCATCTCCTTCATACCAGTTTCTTCTTATAGACAGGACATCTCTAGAACCTGAATCAATAGAAACAACATAAGGTAAGGCTATTCCGGTAGGCTCGCCGTTTTCTTCGTCTTCAAATCCCAAAAGATCTAAGTTAACTTGAATCTCAAGTATCGTGTGTCTAGAGTCAAGGTCATAACTAGCACTATCGCCAGTCAATCTGTTGTATTTTTCCTGTATCTCATCAACATTGTTTGATGGTGCCCCGAGATCTATGTCTCTATAAAACCCTGACACTTGAAGTTTGCGAATTTCATTAGAGGAACGCTTCATAATATGCGTTGCTCTTTCACAGGTTGTTAAATCAGAAGCACCATAGCTAACAACAAAGTCTTCAGCCGGGACAAACATACTGCAGGGTCTGCCCATACCGGGATCGTAGTAAATTTTTCTAAACGCACTGCCTGCTAAAGGCAAAGAAAACAACATCTTCTCTGTTTCAGAGCGATACTCTGTCATCTTTTCTGTTAGCAAATAGTTTAAATAGTTCTGGACTCTATAAGCCTGCTTTTCCTTATCGTCTGTAATCGTGCCAACAACAGATGTTTTTACAGGGCCGCTTGCAGGAAACAGTTCTTGTATGGATTGTGACTGAAACTTAATAACTGAATCAGATAGTAGCGGATGAAAAACCCCGCAGGCTCCATCCCAAGGCGTAGTTCTGTCCTCGTTCTTTAGTCCAAGAAGATCAAGACCATCAACGTAAGCTCTTTCCCAATCAGCCCTGCTTTCTTTGTCTGCTTTAAACTGTCCAATTAAATCTGAAGCAATTGTATTCAGCTCTGCCTCATCAACAACATCAGCTAGGTTAGCGTCATGAGGAAGCATCCCTAGTGAAGCTAGTGTGCTTGCATCCGGATCAAAATCTAAAATAACGCCGCCATCTTCTGTTTCAATAGAAACGGCTTCGGGATTTTCTATTTCAATCTCAAGACCCTGTCCTTCCCCTATTAAAGGATTGGAGCGCAAACTTCTATCAATAGCCATTAGCCATCCTTTCTAAATACTTGAGGTCTTGCTGCACCAGAACCACGAGCCATTGTTTTGCCTCCAGTCTTACCACCTTTAGCCATGCCTTTGGTTTTGCCGCCCATAAAATAACCCTTAGTGCCCGGAACTTTTCGACCAGCACTCATTTTTCCAACGCCATCAGCAGCAAAGAAAGGAACCTCTTTACCCTGTTTGTTGGTGGTCATTTTTAATTTACCGCCATTGGACATGCCTTTGGTCTTACCACCCGACATGTAACCTTTAGTTTTCTTCATTTAATCCTCACTGTACAAGTTGTCAAAAACTCGCTTTGTGTCATGAATATACTCTACATCATCTTTCGAGTTGTAGGTTCGTTGATTAGGTCTAAAGTCTGGCGCACCAACCCCAGTCTCAAACCAAGCTGGATGCGTAACTCTTACCCTGTTATTAGGCAGCGCAACAATATTTCCTGTGTACTCCCCAGCGTCAAGCAGCTCTAGCACATGACTTTGTTTGTGCTGTGCTGGGTCATCCGCTACTTCGTTATCGGTATAGTCTACAGTAAAATAATACTTTGCAGGGTAAAACTCTCCGTCTACTTTGGCAAGCCAAGGCGCTGGGCTTGCTCTTTCTATCTGATAAACTGCATGGGTATGTGACATACAGTCCCAAGGCTGTGCTGCCCAGACAGGTAACTCCTTAGGCCACTCTTCAAAAGGAGTGTCGCCTACTAATGCGGTGATGGGCATTCTTGCCCACATGGCCCCGCCATGAACATTTTGCTGGTCTTCCTCATCGTAAGTTTCAGCGCCAGTAAAAATAACCTGAAAGCTTAAGCATCTTTTTGGCATTGTTGTAACAGCCACAACCATTGCATGCAAAAACTCTCCATGATACTTCTGGTTGTTATGCGTGTATTCTTTTCTAACCCAGCATTTAAAGTACGGAATGTTACTTTGTAAGAAGGCCATTAGTAATACTCAGCCTTCTTGGAATAAAACGGCTCGTCTTCTTCGTCGCTATTTAGCTTTAAGAATCCACCTTGCCTAAATCTTAGTAGCGCCTGTGTTGAGGAATCCACTAAGTCATCGTGTTCTCCAGCAGGGAAAGCCGCAAACTCTTCTATCACTTCCTCTGCAAATCTTAATTCGGGTGCCCAAACAATCCCGGATGCAAATAAATCTGATACAGCATTTACCCTAGAAATCTTGTCGTTACCTCTAGAGGGGGTGTATTCAGAAACAGGTATGCCCATAGATCTTAATTCAAAGATTAACGGTGTACCTGCCGCCTTCGCTTCTACAATAAACGCATCTGGTTGCCAGTCAACCCACATATCGTAAGCTTTTCTTTTAAGCTCTGGAAACTCCAGTCTTTCTTTATGGGCATCTAAAAGAATAATATTTGGCTGTTCAATGCCAGATCCATCCGGGTGGTAAAATACACCCCACGTTGTGCAAGCAGAAAAGTCAGCTCTTTGGGTTTTAAGGAAAGCGGTGTCCCAAGATTGAATAATAAACTCGCACATTGGCGGATTATCTTTTTCCCAGACCTTCCACCACTCTCTTTTAACTAATGCGCCCTCTTCTGATGTTGGATTCTGCTGATACTGAGCATTCCATTTGGGTGCAGGTAACTCATTCTTTAATGCGTATAGCTCTTCTTTCGGCCAAAACTCAGGCCATAAAGGCTCATTAGAAGGCATTAAAGCCGGGAACTCTATAAGCTCCCACTCATCTGAACCTGCTCTTTGTAAAGATGATTTGAGAATCTGACCTGTCAAATCCCGTTTATGCCAACGAGTCATCACAAGTACAATAGCGCCTCCGGGTTGAAGGCGCTGTCGAGGCCCAGAGGTGTACCAGTCATAGACGCGATCAAAGACGGACGAGTCTGAGCTTTGACCTTCCTGCTCACTATGAGGGTCGTCGATCACAAGAAGGTCTGCGCCTTTACCTGTGACTGCGCCACCAACACCGATGGCAAAATATTCACCACCCTTGTTTGTACTCCATCGACCAGCGGCCTTAGAGTCAGACCTCAACAGCACGTTCTGGAATATAGACTTATAGTCATCACTGTTCACAAGGTTTCTAACCTTACGACCAAAGCCAACACTAAGCTCTGCAGTGTGAGCCGTTTGAATTATCTTCTTTTCAGGGTAGTTGCCTAAAAACCAAGCCGGGAGAAGGAATGAAGCAAACTCAGACTTGGTATGCCTTGGCGGCATATTAACTATTAGTCTCTTAAGGTCTCCACTGGCAACCCTATCAAAAGCGTCCGCCATTATTTTGTGGTGCCTACCCTCAATAAAAGCAGGCCAAACCTTATTAACAAATCCTATAAAGCTATCCCTAGCGTCTTGCTTCTTTTCAGCATCATCCAACTCTTCAAGAAGAAGTAAGATCTCTTCCTGATCCTTAGCTGGTAGCTTATCAATGTTCTGCAATAAACTAGGATCTATTCTATCTTCTATAGCCATACTTAAAACTTAGCCCTCTACTTAGTCTTAGTTGCCTACTTATACTTAGTAGGCTACTTAATAGTAGACTCCTAAGATATTGCATACCTAGTGTCGTTCCCCTCAAGGGAAACGACCTAGACTACTTCGTCTTAGTAGCCTACTTAGTACGCAGTTATCACTTTGATCTTAGCATATTACGCCGCTTGACAAGCAAGTCAACTATGAAGTCAAAAATTTGAAAAAAATTTTGGGGGTATGGGACTCCTGACGCAAAAGCTGAAAACAAAAGGGGAGACAAAATACATGTGACATTCATACTACCAGAAAAAAAGGTAATTATATGAGTGTATTACTATGTATATGCGAAGCAGGTACGGCCCGCGCTCAGGGGGGGTGGGGGTATGCCTAGGAGCCCTGCCTCACGCCAGCTTAATGCACCTCATCGCCTGCCTCGCGAGCTGGTTGCCGGTCATCGTCGCGACTCAGCAGCCCTGTTAGCTTACTCTGCAGTTCAGCTGCTACCTCGCTGGCATCTCTGTCACGAGTGGTCACGTTGACCTCAGTAGTGAAAAGTCCTGCAGCCTTGCCCAGCAATTCAGCAGCGCGAAGCTTGGCTGTATCCGTGGGCTCAGCGTTGTCCATCCATCCGCGAAGTTTGCTCAGCACCTTGTCTCTGTCAGTGACCGCCGAAGCTGCTACAGCCCTCTCCCTAGCAGCAATTAAGCTGTCCACCCTCGACCTTATCTCAACCCTACCCATGAGCCGTGACGCCAGTGTATGGATGCTAGCAGCCGTGGTTGAGTCACTGGGCTCGTAAGCTTCTCTATAGGCATCAGCTTGCGTCATACCGGATGCAACGCATCGAGTGAAGTGGAGCATTTTTGGCGTTAGTTGTTTAGTTGCCATGTTCATTTACCCGTCAATGATTAATGTCAGGATTCTACATCAGCAGAAACGCTGATCACATAAACGTGCTACTTGTCAACGTTGACATCTGACAGCAAACATGCCTTTCAAGTTAACATTTATCACTTAATACTTGACACGCATTAGACGCATTCTGAGCCGATCTGAGGGCTTTTCAGACTACCCTTGATCATGGGTCTACTTATGACAGAAAACGCCTTACAGAGAATACGCCTTATATATCAATGACTTACGACAGGACAATATCTAACACTATATGTAGCAGGTTATTTATGACCTACAACTACGTTATGCATAGCAGTCGTGACCGACTTACAGCACCCCAGTAATAAACGCCTGAACTCCACTGATTACGATGTTTATTGTCATTGACTGATCAATGCATGTTGCATGTCACATGTATATATGAGATATTCAAATTCCCCCACGGGACTAACACAACTATGTTGCACTGCAACAAGGAGCACTAACAATGTCAACAAGAGCCACTTTCAAATTCGTCAGCGAACGGCGTGGTGCAGGTAGCCATACTGCTTACATTCACCATGACGGCTATCCGATAGGTGCCGCCGGATATTTGAGCAACGATGCGGTCAACACAGATGCAATGGCTAATCCAATCGTTGTACCGATACCAAACATCAACACGTTCATTAGAGCAAACAAGAAAGCTGAGATGACTCAGGATCACGACTCACATGCAGATACTGACTACCGTTACACGATAAAAGGAAGCTACATCATCGCTGAGGAGCGAGTTAAGGAAGATGCCCTTGTTGATTTGGCTGACGTTGATTTTTCTGACTACGGAAGAGAAACATTTAAGACTTTTTGGGAAGGCGATATTGTAGATTTTTTAATCATTTTCTGCCCTCACGCCGACGATTTGAAGTTCATTAATAAGGGGAACAACTAATGTCATATGCACCAACTAACGCTATCAAGCGAGTTATCGGCACGTTCAAGAATAAAGAATATGGAACGTCATTCGATTACGAGGCGAACAGTCC